TAGGTAGTTTAAAGCAGTTCCTTATGTCAGCTATCGTATAATTATCTAATGCCTAATGCACCTAAAACCCCCACGCGTACTATCCGCGTCCCAGATGACCTATGGCTTGCCGTCCAGAAGAAGGCTGCCTTAGAAAAGGTCACTGTCACCAGCGTGATTATTAAGTCTCTTGAATTCTATTTGACAGCGGAGTAGCCACGTACTAGGTTTGGCCCACTACTACTAGGGGAGAACCAAATGGACATTAAATCAAAAGTACGTCAGTACTTAGCACTTCGTGATGAAGCTGCTTTACTTACAAAGCGCACTACTCAAATCAAAGAAGAACTACTTATAGAAGTAGATGCCGTAGAGTTTGACGACCGAGGTCATAAGAAACTTGTTATTGAAGATGAGTACAAAGGTGAAGTAACTCTTACCAAACAACGTCGTGTTTCTAAGTCACTTGATATGCAGGTAGCGGAAGACATTTTAACCTCTAAAGGTATTAAAGATAAGTGCATCAAAATGGTGCCTACTCTTGATGAGGCTTCGATTATGTCAGCCTTTTATGAAGGCCTACTTACAGAAGAAGACATTGACTCTATGTTTCCAGCCAAAATTACTTTTGCTTTTTTGGTGGATGCCAAATGAAAAACGTTAAAGATTGCTACTGGTGCGACGGAACAGGATTATTGCCTAGCGATGCGGTTTGCAATTGCACGCGTGGAACTTGTGAGTGTAGGTCTTGTAACTAAAATGAGTGAAGACTTTATTGATAAAGCTTTTGCTGACTTGGATGTTTACTATCCAAACAGCAAACAAAAGCGCAAAGAAAAGGTTGCACCAAAACAAGAGGTGTTTCCAGATACTCAGTGGGATTCGCGCCCACGCATTACGACATTGCCCAATGGTAAAGATATAGAAATGTTTACTATTGGCGCAGTTGCTTCGGCTCTAGGTCGCCCTGTTATAACCATACGTGCATGGTTAAAGGAGGGCTATCTACCCGCAGCACCTTATCGCCTACCCGTTAAGAAGAATATAAACGGGAAGGACCACCAAGGCAGGCGCTTGTACTCAAGGGCTATGGTGGAAAAGGTTGTAGAACTGTTTGATAAGAGTGGACTTTTATACGTCAAGCGTATAGACTGGGACTCAAACCGACAGCTCAGCTTTGAGATTGCCGAGGCATGGAGTCAAATCCGTGCATATGAAAACAACTGATAACTATAAAAGGATGATAAAAAAATGGCAGTAAACCGTACAGATGAGTTCCTTCCAGAAACAGATGAGTTCGCTATGACTGATGAACCAATCACAGCGCGCCCAGTTCAAACAACAAGTTCTGCAGTCCAGTCAGGTTGGGACGCAGCAGAAAAGACTTCAAGTGGCAACTACCCTACTGATTTTAAGTTTGGTGATGCTCCACAGATTATTAAGTTTATCGACCCAAACGGTCCATTTGCTGTTTACAAACAGCACTTCTTATCTCAAAAAACTAGCGGTCAACGCGCATATATTTCATTAGGTGCTAACGACCCACTATGTGTAAAGCTTGGAAGCAAGCCAGAACTTAAGCGCGCTTTCAGCATTATTAACCTTAGTGCTCCAGGAGGCCCACGTCGTGAGCGCCTCATTGCAAGCCCTCGTCTATACGATGCGCTACATGCAGCAGAGTTCTCACCTCAAGGCCCGTTAACTAAAAACTATTGGGCTATTTCACGTTCAGGTAAGATGCAGACAACTATGTATCACTTGAACGCTGTCAAAGCCCGCGACCTCGTAGAGGATTGGGGAATGACAGACATTGAGGTTATTGAAAAAACACTTGCTGATATTAAGCCATTCACAAGTTCTGACCTCAAGGAACCAACTTGGGAAGAGTTAGAAGCTGTAGCAGCTTCACTGCTCTAGTCAAATAGGTCGCTAGAGGGCCAGGAAACTAATCCCCTGTACCTGGCTCTCTAGCTTTACATTGGGGAATTAATTTGAATATTATTACAACTAAAGAACAACTAGATGAGATGGTTGCTTATTACCTTGAGCAAGATGCGTTTGCATACGACGTAGAAACCGTAGGACCGCTTCGTGTAATACCAGCGGTTAACGAAGTTATGTGGATTTCACTAGCAACACATGGGCGCGGTGACGTAATCCCTATGGGACACCCCAACGGTGACTTTGTAGAGTTGATTCGTCCACTGACAGGTCAAGGACAAAAGCGCGTAGATGCTGGTCTTCCAGCCCGTCCATTAGATTATTCTCGTGATGATAAGAAAGCTACAAAGATTTTCACACCTGCCCCAGAGCAGTTATTTCCTGGAGAGGTCTTTAAGGCTCTTAAGCCACTTATGTTTAATCCAAATATACTAAAGGTTGGTCACAATCTTGGTTTTGACTTGGCATCTATTGCTAAGTACTTTGGGGGAGCGGTTCCTTGCGCTCCTTATTTTGACACCCTCATGGCGTCATTCCTATACGACAATAAGAATCGCGGAAAACTTGGCCTTGACGACTGCCTTCAGCGAGAGCTTGGGTTTAGTATGAAAAAGGGAATTGGGCACAAGGTTGAGGATTATTCGTTTGATGAGGTTGCGAAGTACGCGTATCTTGATGCTAAGTACACTTTTCTTTTATGGAAAGAGCTTGCGCCTAAGCTAGAAGCCGCTGACGTTGTAAAAGTTATGGGCTTAGAGATGGGCGTTCTAAGTGTTCTATGCGACATGAAGCTTACTGGAGCCAACATAGATACTAAGGCTCTTCAAGAATTAAATGACCAGCTTGAGATTGAACTTGAAAGTACGAAGTCCGAGGTCTACCGAATCGCTGGTCAAGTGTTTAATATGAACTCTACAAGTGAGAAACAATGGATTTTGTATGGGCCTAAAGGAGAAGGATGCCGTGGTTTGCGTACAGACCTCCTCACAGGTTCAGGGAAAAAGACCCTAGACGCAGATGGCTCAGACGCTTTAACTTATAAAGACTTTTCCGTAAGCGCAGAGGCTTTAGAAGCTTTGCGAGAAAAGGATGAGTTAGTTGGGGCTATGCTCTCTTACGCAGACTTAAATAAGTTGCATAGTACCTATGTAGTTCCCTACTTAGGCGGAGATGTAGTTAAGACAACTAATGGTAAATCTAAAGTTGAAACTCGTGAAAGTATGCTTGTTAACGGTCGCTTGCACGCTGACTTTATTCAATGGGGTGCTGAAACAGGTCGTTTTTCAAGCCGTAACCCTAACCTTCAAAACGTACCAGCGCCCCACACGGCTCATGGTAAAGCGATTCGTAACTTATTTATTGCCCCTGAGGGACATAAGTTAGTTGTGGCTGACTACTCACAGATTGAACCTAGGGTAATCGCAGCTATGTCTAAAGACCCTATTATGATAGATAACTACTTAAATGGAGGCGATATCTACACAACTGTAGGTAACACTATGGGGGTAGACCGCAAGGCGGGAAAGGTACTAGTATTGGCTATGGCTTACGGGGTAGGCCCCGATAAGATTTCAAGTCAAATTGGGTGCACACTTCAGGAGGCTAAGGGGTTGTTAAACGCTTTTGCTGAGAAGTTTCCATCAATTTCAAGGTACAAAACAACAGTAGTAAGCGTAGCTCGTAAAAAAGGTTACGTAACTACTCTTATGAACCGTCGTCGTTATCTTCCAGATATTGATTCTCGGGTTATGAAGTTTCGTTCTAGTTCTGAACGTCAAGCGTTTAACACTCGTATCCAAGGAACTGCAGCAGATATCATTAAACTTGCTATGATTCGAGCACACGATTTACTACCAAAGGAGTCTAAGTTGATTCTTACAGTTCATGATGAACTAGTAACTATTGCCCCAGACTACTTGGTTGACCAAACCTGCGAGGCGATTCGCGAAGCGATGGAAGGTATTGATATACTGTCGGTACCTTTGGTAGCGGATATTAAAGTTGTACAGAAGTGGGGCGATGCAAAGTGAGTTGGTTTAGACGACGCCGAAAAGTTGAGTACGAAGTATTTACTAATGAAGTCCCCCTTAGCACCATGGTTCGTTGGTTTATCCATGACGTTGGGTACGGTGACCGTGAGGTTGACACTTTTATTGGATTATCTCCCGTTAGCGAGGAGGGAAACATTAAAGAGGCTCAAGATAGCGAAGAGCGTTTAATAGAGCTTACGCCATTAATACCTTTTATTGATTCTATGTCTGATATAGCAGCAAATGTTCTTGCTTCTCTTGCTATATACGAGGCTAGCGAGAATGGTATTCCCGAAGATGAAGATATAGATGAAAT